AAAATAATTATAACGGGTTCAATTTATAATACTGGTTCTGTATTAGGAATACATCGACCGGTATCTACACATACTACTGATTTTACAGCTTCTATGGATTATTTAGGAAACTATAATATAGTAGGTGGTAATTTAACTTGTTCAGTCTTGCCCGATGTCTCACAATCAGTACTCATTGGAGCCGAATATGAATTCTTTCAAACATCATCGGCAGGTAATTTTTTCTTTTATACAAGTAGTGTTGATGTTAGTGTATATGCTAAAAATAATAATATGAATTTAGCAGGTCAATATTCAGGAGCTTCACTCAAAAAAGTAGCAGCAAACACTTGGCATTTAGTGGGCGACTTAACTTAATTTATTATGGGAACTGGAACTAAATTCGGTATAACAGCAGAAACAGGAAACAATATCCAAACTGATGGATTAGTTGCTTATTATGATGCTGCTTATAAAAAATCCTATACCACAGGTAGTTTACCCCCAAGTATCTTTAATTTAGCAAGTGGATCTTTAACACCAACCGGAAGTTTAAAAAATGATACAACTTTCACCACCCAACCAATATCTGCTAGTTCTTGGGTTTTTGATGGAATTGACGATTATGTTGCAACTGGTTTAAATCTAAGTTATGTAACATATCCAAATATCACTCTATCCGTCTGGGTTAAAATGGATAAAGCCGATTTATCAACTTGGAGTTCTTATAATCCAGTAGGTGTTTATGTAGGTACGTACTCAAATAGTACGCCAATTCGTATTTATACAAATGGAACTACGGTGGCTTATGTAGCAGTTCAAGGTGCAGGAGGAACGACGTATTCAACAACTGATTTATCTGATGGGAATTGGCATAATATTATTCAGACTTGCGAATATGATGCAGGAGGGACAATCAACAACGTATATATTGATGGAGTAAAAGAAATTACAGATAAATTGTTTTTATCTTGGGGAAAGATTACAGGAGATTTAATAATAGGCGCACAAACGGCATCTAACTGGCGTTTTCTTGGCAATATAGCAAACTGTCAAATTTATAATCGGTCTCTTTCAACAGGAGATGTTCTTCAAAACTTTAATGCTCAAAAAGAAAGATTTGGCTATTAATATTATTGAATTATAATAAAAATTTTGATATTTATTAATAAGGAGAATCAATATGGCAAACCAAGTTCCTAGTATATGGCCAGGATCATCATCATTCTTTCCAGGAGATACACCCTTTGGATTATATGATAATGATACTCAATTTCAATGTGATATAGAGAAAGCAGCTGATTGGTGTGGTAAAAAACTTGGTTATCCCTTAGTTGATATAGAACTTCAACAACAAAACTTCTTTGCTTGTTTTGAAGAAGCGGTAAGTGAATATAATGCTCAAATAAATTATCAAAATATTAAGGATAATCTATTTACTTTAAAGGGCGAAAGCACGGGTTCTAATTTAACCCATAGAAATATAACTCCTACTCAGAATAATATAGTTCGCTTAAGTAATACATATGGTACTGAAGTAGGTGTCGGTGGGAAAGTACCATGGAAAAGAACTTCTATTTCTGTAGTTAAAGATACTCAGACTTATGATTTAAATGCTTTAGTTGCTGATGTAAGTGAAAGCGGAAAAGCTATTACTATAAAAAAATTACATTACGAAGCAAAACCAGCAATAACGAGATACTTTGATCCATATGTTGGAACTGGGAATAATAGTCAAGCTATGTTAGATGGCTTTGGTTGGGGAAATATGAGTCCAGCAATAAGTTATGTCTTAATGCCAATGTATGCTGATTTATTGAGAATCCAGGCCATAGAATTTAATGATATGATTAGAAAGTCAGCATACACTTTTGAGTTGATTAATAATCAGTTGAGGATTTTTCCAATTCCAGACTCTAATTATAATTTCTGGCTTGATTATGTTTTAGATGAATCTACATCACCAATCTCCGGATCTAGTGGTATTGGAAGCATTAGTGATTTTTCGAATATACCATATAACAATATGACTTATTCTCAAATCAATCAAGCTGGTAAACAATGGATAAAAAAATATACAGCTGCACTATCAAAAGAACTATTGGGAATAATTAGATCAAAATATGGTGAAATTCCAATTCCTGGTGGTGGGGTTTCTATGGATGGAGATACCTTAAGGAGTGAGGCTTCAACAGAAAAAGATTCATTGATTGAAAGACTTCGTGAAGATTTAGAAGCAACTAGTAGAAGAAATATGTTGGAAAGAGAAAAAGAAATTTCTGAGTTCCAACAAGAAACTTTGGGAAGAAATCCATATCCAATTTATGTGGCTTAGAAAATTATGGCAATATTCGGTGGAATACGAGACGTAAAGCTTTTTAATAGTTTAACCCGAGAAATAATGTATACTTGGGTAGATACTCAAGTGGATGTTTTTAAGACTTCTTTACCGGATAATCACGTTAATTTATATGGTGAAGTTAATACCAATAGGGTTTACCTAACGGCAGTCAGGGTTCCATCTCTAATAACTCATGAAGATCAAGCTTGGCCAGATACAGAATTTGGACCAGATGTTACACAGGGAGCTACTTTTGCATTTGCTAGAGAGATATTAAAAAATACTTCTAATTTAGTAATAGAAGTTGGAGATATTTTAGGATGGAATGAATCTTATTATGAAATAGATTCTATAGTTGAGAATCAATTCTTTTTAGATAAGAATCCAGACACAACAAAAGAATCAAAAGAATATTCTAGAGAAGTTTTAGATAAATTTGGATCAAATGTATCAATTATTTGTTCTGCTCATCTTACTAGGAGAAGTGCACTTTCAATAGAAAGAACAAATGTTGGAAATCCTGGATTATATGGATAGGAATAATTAAATGGGAAAAAGAATACCAGCACCACAGAAAGATCCTCGACAAAATAATAATCGGGCCAATCAGATTAGACGGGATAAGGATAATGTTGGTAATTTTAATGTCGGGATTTATGATATAGATGAAACCATTAAATACTACTTTGATGAAGTTATAAAACCTCAAGTTAAGAATAGTAATGGTGAGAGCCAGAGTGTACCAATTATATATGGAGATCCTCAAAGATGGAAATCTGCTCAAAAATCTGGATTCTATAGAGATAAAGATGGTAAGATCCAATTACCGCTAGTAATGTATAGAAGAACCAGTATAGCCAAAGTGAAAGATTTATCTAGACATTTTGATAATGAGGATAATAATTTATATCAAACTTTTGATAATGAAAGAACTCAGATTAACAGGTATGATAATTTCTCAGTATTAATTGGAGCTAAACCCGTAAAAGAACAATATAAGGTAGTAGTTCCAGATTATTTAGATATGACATATGAATGTATAGTTTGGACTGATTTAATTGTACAAATGAACAAGATAATTGAATCTATTCAATATGCGGATGATATGTATTGGGGAAACCCTGAAAGATTTAAATTTGCAGCTCAATTGGGAGAGTTTTCAAATTCAGTTGAGGTTTCTGCAGGGGATGATAGAATGGTTAAAACAACCTTTAGCATAAATATGAGGGGATATGTTATACCAGAAGCATTACAAAAGAAATTAAGACATGCAAGTGAAAGATCGTTAACAAAAAGACAACTAGTTATATCCGAAGTAGTTGTTAGTGATATTAATAATTTGCCTATTCCAGGCGAGTAAAAGTTATATAGGAGAATATAATAATGGATAAGAAAACAAAATTTTCGGAAGAAGAATTAAATGAATTAAAAGAAATCCGAGATAGTTATGAATTTATTACCCATGAATTGGGTCAAATGGAATTACAAAAGATTTTTATTTTAGAAAAAGATAAAGAGATAAGAGAAAATTTAAAGATATTGAAAGAACGAGAAGTAAAACAAGCCGATAAATTACAGAAAAAATATGGGGTTGGAACTTTAGATATAGAGACTGGAGAATTTATCCCCTCATAATGTTCTATAATTGTTTTTTTGATTTTTTTAGTGATATTTATATTTGGAATATAATATACCTAATTGTTGATTTAATGGAGTATTTAAATGGCTGAAAAAATAGTTAGTCCTGGCGTATTTACCCAGGAAAATGATTTATCATTTGTCCCTCAGGGGATAAGTGAAATTGGTGCGGCAATAATCGGACCAACGGTAAAAGGTCCTGCCTTT